CTGCCTTGAGCACGTCCACGCCGTCATCTCCACTTCCGAACGGGTCGTTGGCCTTCGCCACAAAGAGGCCGCTTTTCCTCGTAGGCAATTGCACGCGCGCTGCCGGAGCTGCGTCTGTGGACAGATCGCGCAGGTCTGAGATGTCCTCGACGTCGAACACTGAGGGCCGTTCGGGGCGCTGTAGTCGCACACCGCTTGGCACCGCGACTGCCGATTCGTTAAATGGGACTACGCTTTCAGACAGCAAGACGGGTCCACCGCCGCTGTTGTCCGCATAGTCGACGGCGGCCTGTATCGCGTCTTCGTCGGTAGAGAAATTGCCGGTGATAAAAACCTTGCTATCGGCGCTCTGCGGAAGAGAGACGACGTGGCCGATCTGCGTCGCGTCGAGTGAGATATTTGGGCCGACCTGCTCCCACCCCCCAGCGACCGACCCAGTACCCGTGTCCTGGTAGTATTGAGTGTCGTCGAGCACGTAGAACACCGAGTCGTCTCCGCTTGATGCTGGCAGGTCGCCAGTGGTCTGCACGGTATCGTCTACCCCGCCGATGGCACCGATATCTTTGGCTGTCTGCTCCACGTCGTCGCGGGCCGCGCGAACGACGCTGCGCGCCTGGGCAGCGTCGTTGTAGGCCTTTTCGAGCTGGTCGCGGAAATCGCGAAACTCTTGGTCGCTTTCGATGAGCGTAAGGTCGGTCGGCTGTGCCATGATTAGGACTCGTCTTGGTCAATAAGAAGAGTGCCGGAAAAGTCTTTGTCTCCCTGCTCGACCCGGAGGGCGTGCTCGATGGCCGGGTCCACGCGCACAAACTGAAGCCGAAACGTCTTCCCAAGAAAGTCGACCTTTCGCTCAATGCGCCGGAAGGCCGCTTTGGCCGACCCTCGGATCTCAATGGTTTTTTCGGTCGCCACGGGCCTAAAGGTTGTTGGTCGAGATAAGCACGAACGTCGTCGTCTCTTCGGTCTCGGCGAGCTTGGCGAGAGCCACAGTGTCGGAGTCCGCTTGCGTCTGTGTCGCCGTCGGCGCGTCTAAGTAGGCCGGGTATTCGTGCGCCTGGTGGTCGCGGAGGGTCCGATTCCGCACGTCCCACTCTATAAAGATCGACTCGATAGACTGCCCGGTCAGGGCCCGGCCTCGAATGTCGAGAACAAACCCAGTGCCGAGGCCGGCGGTCGGGACCACTCCGCCGTCCACTTGGCCCGCCCGGAGCGTTGCGCTCTCGAGCTTGATGTATTCGCGCTGCGGGTCGGTCGCCACCAGGGACAGGTCCACCTCTTCCAGCGGGGTCGGCTGCCGCACCTGCACCTGCCGCATGCGCTTGAGCGTGCCGAGCGGGCCGGTCTGGAGGACGGCCGTTTGGATGTTGACCTGCCCCTCCCCCTCGGCGGCCACCTCGCGGACCAGCGCCCCGTCGGCCCGGGTGGCATACTCCTCGCCGGGCCGGAGCGCAAAGTCGCGGCGCGATCGGCGAAGGGCGCTCCACGCGCCCTGGTCGATCGAATAGTTCCAGACGCGCCCACCGGCGGCAACCCACACGTCGTTCCGGCCGCGCTCGACGTTCTTGTAGTGACCGACGGCGACGCCAGGGCCGAGTGATTGGAGAAACTCTTTGTCTATGTCATTGAGCGGATCCGAGAGGGGCGGTTGTTGAAGCTGTGGGGCGAGCTCATGCAGGCCCCCGTCCAGGCACGCCACCACGCTTCCGTCGGCGCTGGCAACCGCTGTGCGGCTCACGGCGCCTTGGTCGTTGGTAATCACGTCGACGCGCTGGACGAGCGGGGATTCCTCGCCGACGCGAAGAACGCGGACGCTGTCCTGCTGAAACGACAAAATGGGGTATTGGCCGTACTGCCCCTCCGACACTTCTTGACCGACGGCCTGAAGCGCGAGCACCCGGTCGTCCTGCGACCGGGCATCGGAAACAAGGTTCTCGGCTGGCCGCTCCATCGGACGATACGGCTCGGACCACACGATGAGGTTTGGCTCGATGCTCAACTTCTCATTTTGCTCGTCGGTGACGGCATGCGTGTCGTCGGCTACCGACTGAATTGTCCACTGGACGTCGCTCTTTTGATTGTTTGAGGACTGCGCAAACGCCCGAATAGTACCCCCGTCGTTGTTGTTATCGACGCTTACAAACACCTCATTTTCAATGCGGGTGTATTCAGCCTCGGCCGGGTCGAACCCGGAAAGTGTGATAGAACCATCATCCTCAAAACTCCTCGTTCCGGTGTCACCCGTCGTGCCGCCAGCGATAAATGCGCTCTCGGTGCTCTTGTCGGATACGAGCACGTTCTTGTCTGCATCCAAAATGGCAACGCGAACAAATGCCTCTGCGCTTGCTTTATCGTTTTGGCCCTGCGTCTCCACCTCGGCCTTGAGGTAGTAGTCGACCGTCACCTCGACCACGTCTTGCGAGCTACCAGTCACGTCGGCCTCAGAAAGCCGGGATACTTTGTCGGTATCTATCTGGTCTGAATTGCCTTGTGACACGTCGTTTTCGTCCAGCGATTCTCCCGCACTAAGGGGGCCGGTCCACCCGTCTTCGCTGCCAACGTCGAGCACGGCGCCGTCGCTGGACGCGACGGTCAGGTCGAGCGGGTCCTTTACGTCGCTGTACGCAAACGTCGCCGCGGCGGCTTCCTCGAACGAGCGGTCGCTCCCCGGTAGGAGGATGGATTGCCACGTCGCCGACGAAAGCGGGTCGCCTTCGGTGTAGTCGGTGGATTTATACATTTCCCACCGCAGGGCTCGCGGGTCTGGATACCACACCAGGTTGCTCCGTAGCGAAGCCGCCTCGGCCGAGGCGGTGTCATAGGGAAGCGGGGCCGAGTTGCGGACCACCTCCCCGTCGGTCGTCTCTACCCAGACGGTAAGAAGGACCCACTGGTCGTTTCCGTTCGCGTTCTCCCGGCCCTCTTTCCAGCGGAGGATTTTCTTCAGCGGCGGCCGTTTCAGATCATACGCAAGGTCGCCGAGCAAGAGGCGCGCGTTGTAATTGTACGAAGCCCCGGCCATGAGCCGGTGATGCTGGATCGCCGAGCCGCCAAACACCTCTCCAGAAATGAGGTCCTGATGTGTGCCCTTCCAAGAGGCCCCGAACCCTACCTCCGGCGTCGAAATGCTGGTAAGGCGGTATCCGGGTTGCTTCCGGGCTGGGATGGTGGTGGTAGTATTGCCATTGTCGTCGGTTTTTTGGACCGGCCCATGGCCAATCACGAGGAGCTTGCTTATGCGCTGCTTCCAATAGTCGGGCAGGGCCTCGGTGAACCGCAAGATTTTTGCACGCACCTTGAACGGCCCGCTCTCGCTCACTTCGACGAGTGATCCGGCCGGTCCCACGGCGCCGGTGTCCAGTTCCCACGCAAAACGGAACAGGTATTCTCCGGCATCGAGGCCCCCATCGCCATTTGTGAGGGTGGTCGAGACGCTCACCAGCGGCAACTCCGGCCAATCGTATTCGGCGACCGTGTCGCCGTGCAGGACGAGGCCCTGCTCCGGAGCGCCGACGCCTGGGCCGCTGGTAATGGCGATGTGGACAATCTGCTGCCCCTGCGAGAACGATGCCCGGTGCGTGTCATCGGCCGTGTCGAAGGCGTACACCTGTTTCTCGGTGTATTTCTGCCCCGGATCAATGATGTAAACGCCGTCGGCCTTGAGGGCGATGAGCCGGTTTAGGGACTGGTCCGGGTCGCCGGCCAGGTCGGCAAAGCGCGACATGTTCGATCGGCGCTGCCACCCGAGCGAGAGGATGCCCGTCGACGTGCCGCGAGGGTCGGCCACTTTCGGCACCTCCCACACCGCCCCGTCCCCTCGCCCGGTCGCCACCAAGTCCCACAGCAGGCGACACGCGCCGCTGGGTAGCTGGTGGCCAGGCGTCGTGAGGTCCAGCCCGCGGATCGGAAATGTAGTCTTCTGGCGCTCGCCCATCGAGTCGGGAAGTACGGGTCGTGAAACTAGCTATCGGTCTGCTCGCGAGCCTGCTCAATCGCCGGCTGCACCATCGGCTGCTGGCCGGCCTCGATCTGGCGGAGAATGACATTGGCCGCCCGTTCCATAATCTGGTGGCCCGGCTCCTTTTGGGCAGCGAGGGTGTAGCTCGTCGCGTACAGAATGATCGCCTCTTTGAGGATCTCGGGAGCGTCTTCAGGCGCCAGTTCGGGCAGGTAGGCGAAGCGGTCGATCGTTGGCGTGGCGTCCTGCGGCCAGCACCGAATCAGCTCGCCGCTTGCCCCGCCGGGGTCGGGCGCCTTTGTCGCGACCGGGTTGTGGGCGCTGGCGGCCGTGAACGAGTTGTACTGCATGCGCACCCGGTCGGAGCGCCGATCGACCAGCTCATAGAGGTCCCGCTTCCAATCAGCGAGACGCAACTCCATGAAGCGAGTGAAGTTATCTGGAAGCTCAATCTCGGTCGCGTTGTGTACGTTGGCGACCGCCTGTTCAGAGCCGTCGGTGCTGGCCTTGTCGACGGCCTCCCGGGGAGCGGCGTTGAACACGTGCCGCATCGCCGTCACCAGGTTGCTATACATCGACGCCCGGTTGGTAGCAATCGTCTGGCCAGTCGCAAGCTTTTGGTCGGCGTGGTACTCCACCTGCGAGACGAGCTCGTCTTGGGCGGTCGTGGCGTTGTACGCAAACGTAGCCATAAGAGAAAAAATGCTGTTTGGACTTACCCAAGCCACCGCCCCGGCCGCGTCGTCGTGCGCTGCTTGCGCGGCGTCCGCTTCAGGGAGCCGAGCATACTGAGATACCGTTTTTTGAGTCCCTGGGCGACCTCGAACTCGCCGATGTCCTCGAAGTGCTGGATCAGAATGCCGTCGACAAGGGGCTTCTCGAGCTCCGGCGGCAGGTGGTCTGAGAGATCCCCTTCCGGCTCCTCGTCACTACTGAAGGAGGCGTCCGTCTCTCCGATCAGGCTCTCGGCGATGTAATAGAGCCGGATCGTGCCGCCGGTCGTGGGCGGCGCGTTGAGCCACAGGCTGCCGCCGTAGAAGCCGCCTCCGGTCACCTCCCCTTCCGTGCCGGCCGATAGGTGCTGCTCGGCCCGTGCCCGGGCCCGCTCGCCAGGAATGAGGTCCAGGCTCTTCCCGTCCCCCTGGCCCGAGGGCGTCCAAATGATCTCGAGGACGCGCCCGACACTCCGGGCGACCTCATGCTCGGCCGACCCCTGCGAGACCGAAATCTCGGCCCGGGCCTTGATTCGGCTCGTCTCTTGGGCAATCTCGATCGCTGTATTCCGGGCGTAGTCTCTCAGCACCGGGTCGTCGGTGTCGTCCAGGGCGATGGACGGATCGCTGTATTGTCGGGCCAGCCGTCCGGCCCGGCGCTTGGCCCGGTCGATGGAGTCCTGAAGCGTCGGCATTGGCTGCACGAGGAATAGATCCAGGGACGTTTGCGCGCGAACGGGGCGACGCCGTCGCCACAGGCGTCGGCGCTTAGAGGTTCGGAAACGAGACCCCGAACTCCTCGGCCACGTCGCGGATTTCTGTCACGGAGAGATTTTCGTTCTCCGTGAGCAGCGCCTGGCGCGGCACGTTGTAGGGCTCGTCCATGAGCACCTCGGCCGCCTCGGTCTTCGAGGTGACCGTCTCGACTGGGCCGGTGGCCGACTCGGTCTGGGGCTCGGTTTTGACTTCCTCATCGGAGTCGCTGGTATCGGCCTCCTGGAGGTCGGTATTTTCGCCGGTGACCTCCGGAGTGCCGGAGACATCGACTTCCTTGAAGACACGGCCGCCGTTGGCCACGTTCATGTCGCTCTCGCGGAGGGCCTGTAGCTCGAGCTGACTCCGCGGGCGGTGGCCCTGGCCCGGCTCGATCACAATCTGTGGGAACGTCTTCCGGTCGACAATCGCCCGTCCCTTGTGCATGACCTCCCGCTCCAGCGGCGGAAGCGTAAAAATCTCCTTCCGGTCGCGGGCGCTGACAAAACGAATGGTGCTGAGGTCCTCCTCTTCGGTGGCAGTCTGAGTAGCCATAGCAGAAGAGCGTCAAAATGACTGGTATGCGATGCCCAGTGGCATGCCCAAAGGGCAACCCCTTCACTACAGGACGTTCATTAGCTGCCCTCGATTTCGTAGTGAACGTCCGGGTTGGTGACCGCCAGCGCCGACTTTTCGATGTACTGCTCGGCGTCCGCGTCCTCGCCGCCGGTGCCCTTGAGGTCGAGCTCTCGCTTGTCGATCGGCTGCATCTCGGCTTTCTCCACGGCCGCCAGGTCGACCACGAACCCATAGTGGCTCCGGTTGAGCTCGTCAAAGCCGGGGTGATGGACAACCATCGTCCGGCCATGGCGCGTGCGCAGCTCGGTCGCCTGCACGCCGGCCACTGTCCGCGTCGGGACGTTCTGCATGGCGTCCAGCATCACCTTGTCGATCTCGGCCGCCAGGTTCTTGTCGGCAAAGAGGACTCGGTTTTTGCGGCCTGTATTGCCCGTGTAGATCTCGGTATGCCAGTCGATCAGCTCGCCCTCGCTGATCCCGCTCGAAATCGTGTAGTTGAGCGTCTGGCTCGTGTAATGGGCCAGGCCGCCCATCGTGGTGCGGAGCTTCCCGTCGTCTGGATCGGTCGTAATCGAGGGCTTGCCGAAGAAGTAGTTGTACTCCATCGAGCGCCTCAGATCGACCAGGTTGTCGGCCCGGCCGCGGCGCCAATCGTCCATCGAGTAGTTTTTCGTCCGCTGCCGGTGATCACTGGCCTTCACCACCGCGTCGAAGGTGTGGATGTAGTTCCAGTGCAGGACCGGCTGGGTCAGACGCGAGCGGCTGGGCTCGTCGCTCTCCGACTTCGTGTTGGCGATCCGCACGATCGGATCGCCGCTGGTGACGTCCGGCACCGTGCCAAAGTTTTGCGACGACCGTGTCTTGCTCGACTGCGTCGGCAGCGCATACACGGTGATTGTGTCGTTCGCAAAGTCAACGTCGCTTACGAACAGGTTCGGTGCCGTGTCGTCATTGGCCAGATCGGCAATGTCGTGGGGCCGCCACATGTCGGCATTATCCACGTCGAGGGGGACCGCGGCACCGGCGCCGTGGGCCGAGCTATCGGCCGTAATTTGATCGTTGCGGGGCGGTGTCCGGTCGACGCGCTCCCACTCGATGATGATGTTTTCGGCCGGCTCGCGCCTCCGGGCCCGCCTGAGCATCTGATCGAGGGGCGTCTGGGCCGCCTCGTCCATGTATGTCAGGGCGTCGGAAACGTCCCGAACGAGATGGTCCTCGTTGGTCGTTGTCTCGCCCAGGTCCTCGATTGTATTGCCGAGGAGCACGGGAAGGCCAAGCGCGGCGGCCGGCTGCACCAAAAAAGCGACCACCAGGGCGGCAAGCGCCACAAACACTATTGTGGGTCGCCAGCGGTCACGAGAATGCTGCGAGGTCAAAAGGGTTTTAAGGGGCTGCATGGGTCGTCGCTCAGTGATGAACGTGCGATGGACCCTTCACTGCTGGGCCACGAGTGGCCTGCCCCTTCACTGGCAAGTGCAACTAGCAAGTGCGTGTCGGTCGTAGGTAGGAGCCGGTTGGCTACTCTGTAAGCTTGGCCAACGGATCGCTGCGCCGCTGGAGGCTTTGTGCCAGGTCGGCCGGGGACTCCTCCTCGCCCTCAGAGTCGGGCGTGGTGTCCTCGCTCGTGTCCGAGGAGCGGAGCTTGGCGACGCCGTCTCCCTCCTTCTTCTCCCGGCGCTCGCGAATGGCTTCATTGCGCCCCTCCTTCTTGGCCTGCTTGCGCTTTTCCTCCAGGATGGAATCGAAATTGAGGCCGCGATAAATAACTTTGGCGAACTCCTCGGACGGGTTGTTGATAAAGTCGGCAATCTGGCGCTGGACCTGCTTTGTCTCGCTGTCCGAGAGCTCCTCCTCCTCAGCCAGCGTCTTGATCGAGCTCTGGGCGGTCTTGGCCAGTTCTTCCATGTCCTCCTCGACCTGTCGGAGCTGCTGCCGCCGCTGCTCGCGCTGGGCCCGCCGTTTCTCTCGCTCGCGCAAGGCTTCTCTGTAGGCCTCCTCGTCTTCCTCCGGATCAGGGAGATCGACCTCGAAGTGGTCGCGGGCGATCGTGTCCAGATCGGCCGTGCCGTTCTGGGAGACCTCGGTCAACACGTCCCCCAAGAAGCTCTGCATCTCAGGATGTGACTCAATCACAGACACGATGGCGTCGTTACCCTGGCGCTCGCGCTCGAGCTCCTCCTGGACGTCCTCCAGACTATCGACGTGAAGGTCGTCGTACGTCTCGTTGAGCGTGCCGACGAACTCCTCCACGCGATCGGGCGCTTCCGCCTCGGTCTCCTCCTCGGTGTCTTCAGCCTCTTCCGATTCCACGGCGTCCGCGTCGGCTTCTACCTCCTCTTCGTCGACGTCCTCTTCCTCGTCGACGTCTTCAGGCTTGGCAGTGTCCTCGGCCTCAGCTGTCGGGTCCTTAGCTGCCGATTCCTCAGCTGCCGACTCCGAAGCGGTAGCTGAGGAGTCGGCCTCCTCCTGGAGGCTCTCCGGTGCCTCGCTGGTGACGTCAGTTTTCATCTCGTTCTCCAGCGACTGGAGGGCCTGCTCGAAGGTCGTTCCCTCGCCGCTGTCGGTCAGGTCGGCCAGGTTGTCGGTCGCTCCGTCGACGAGTTCGGCGTTGTCGACGTTAGTAGCGGGACCGTCGGGGCGGTCGCCGTCGCCAGAGGTGTCGCGCGAAGAGGTTGGGGCCGCGTCGTCGTCCGCGGCGTCGGGGTCAATGAGGGCCATGAAACTGTAAGAGCGATGAACGAGAGCAAATCAGTGTTTGCACGCGAACGATCGTGCAGGCAATTAGGCCTGAGCGGGCCCACCTGTAGGAGCCCCTCCGGCGGGGCCGCCTCGCGGCACAGCAGAGGGCGTGCCTCCCCCCGCCCCCATCGGGTTCTGCGTGGGCGCGCCTTCCTGGGCGGCCGGGGTCTGCTGTGCCTGCATGAGAAGCGTCCGGGCCTCCACATCTCCCGCTTCGGCCGCATTCATGAGGGCCTCGGACAGCTCCGGATCGGCCGTGTCCATTGCGGTCGGCGCGCCGATCAGAGGGTTCGAGCGCTTGACGATCTTCTGCAGTTGCTGCGCCTTCGGGTGAGCGGAGACCTGAAGAAACTGCGGGAACGTGAGGTAGCCGCCCTCCAGGAACTCGCGGAGCGTCTTTTCGAACTGCAGGCGAAAGGTAGCGGTGTCCTGCGTGTCGGCCACGGCCACGTCGTAGTCGAGCTCGCGGACGCGCTCGGGATCGTACTGCACCAGGGGCGCCCGGTCGCCGGTGGCCAGCGTCCGCGGCTCGTCGTAATACTGCATGATGCACTGTATAGCCTTTTTGTCCAGGCGATACAGCGTCTTAAAGAAGGTGTCGAAAAAGGTGAGGGTCGTCATCGACGCCTGGACCTGCTGCTGGGCGTACAGGCTGGCGGGCGTGCCGCTGGGCGGCTCGTGTCCCTGCTGGGCCCCCAGAACGCCACTGAGCTCCTTGACCCACTGCTTCTGGGAGGCAAGCCACTCAAACAATCCCGCGGGGATGCTGGCGGCCGTGACCTGCTCCATGGCGCCGGAGACGTTCTGATTGCCCTTAGGCTTCAGCGCAATCACGCCGTTGAAGCTCGTCCACTTCTCGGCCACCTCGTCGAGGCTGATCTCCGATTCCTCGATCACGTTTTCGTCAACGAGGAGGACGCCCTTTGCGCTGGCGGACAGCATGAAGTCGATCGCTGAAGTGATCCGGTTGATGAGGCGCTGGGGATCCTGGATGTCCTCAACTAGGCCCCACATCTCCCCGTCCATAAACTGCGCGAATCCGACCACGTAGGGGTGTTCCTGATGCCAGTACGGCGTCTCGCCCTGGTCCAAGACGTGTCCTTCGGGGCTGAGAAAGGCGTAGTGCCAGACCGGCTCCTTGGTCGTTTCCACCTCCAGCTGCGGAAAGCCCATCTGAGCACGAAACTCGTTTTCCAAGAGAATCTCCTCCTGGCTCCAGGTAATCCTGGCCTCGTCCCCAGTAAAGGGGTCGTGGACAACCTTAACCCACTCCCACTCTTTGTACCAGACCTCGATGGCCCGGCATTTCTCAGGGTCGTTCGGGTAGTAGAAGTCCAGGTTGTCAGCCGCGTCGAAGCCGCTCGGGCTGTGCCGGTCTTCCATCGGGTTCGACCGGTCGGCGTAGACCTGCCGGAGCTGCTCTTCGTGCGCGGGGCTGTCGGCCAGCTGCTCCACGAGCTCGTCGATCGTAATCTCGTGGATTTCCCCGATCCGCCTGAGATTCGTGAGGCGCCGGTCCTCGACGTCGCGGTTGTAGAAGAGGCGATTTGTGGCCACCCGATCCATCTGCACCTCGTTCCGGTCCAGGCTCGGCTCCCAGCCGGCCGTCACCTTCCAGCAATGCATGCCGCTCACGAGGTGCTCCTCGAACTGGTCGGCCTCCAGGCTGTCCGCCTCATTGATGCGCCGAGCCGCCTTTAGGGCCACGGTCATCTGCTCGGCCGCCTCGTTGTCCTTGCGGTTGACGGCGTAGGCCATCCGCTCCGACTCGTTCTGGAGCATCTGGCCCTTCAGGTTGCGGATCGTCGGGGCAATGTGGTTCATCTTCACCGGCACGCGGCCCTGGCGCTCGATCAGCTCGCGCTCGGTGACCATGTTGCCGTCCCCATCGTCCACCTTGCGCTGCCACTGGTAGCCGCGGTAATCGTCACGGGCCTCCTTGCGACGCGTGCGATAGTCGCTGAGCTCAATCCAGTCCTGCTCGCACTCCCGAAGCTGGTCCATGGCCCACTGTGGGGGCTGCTCCAGCGGGTCGGGCGTGTCGGTGACCGCCTGCTCGGCCGGGGACGTGGGGCGATTGGGTCCGCGAACGGGGTCGTGCGTTCCGAAGCGGTGTCGATCGACCTCCTCGGCAGGCATCAGCATAGGGGCACGGGAGCAGACGCTCCAGAATGGCGAAAATAACCCAGCTCTCGCCGGGGTGCCCCTTCACAGGCAAGTCGCAAAGAAAAAAAGCCGGTGCGCGTCTCATCTGCGCTTCCCGGGGCCGGCCTGCTCCCGGGTGGTCTTACGGCCATGCGGGGTGCGCCTCACCGCCCGCCACCGTCTCAGTCTGGGCTGCCGACACCGGGCCCTGAAACGTCCATCCAGGGCCAGTGCCCAGCGACCACACCATCCTGGCGACAGCCGCTCTCTGCGAATAATCTTCTAGTCTCCGCGGGTGCGGAGGCACTGTACCGGTAGAGCGTCCATCGATCGATGCCCAGGGTCTATCTCCGCGGGTGCGGAGGCACTACTGTAAGCACTACTGCAAAAGGTTCCGGTAGGGCGCCCTCAATTGCAAGGCACTGACGCACCGTCTCCGTCGCGTTTGCCACTCAAGGGCTCCAGATGTAGACCCGTCGCATCCGATAGGTGTGCTCGGCAGTCTTCTCCTCAGGCACGTCGACGCGCAATACGTGCTCGGCAAAGGGCTCCAGGCGGCCAAAGACCTGATGCACTAGCTCGGTGCGCGTCCCGGTGAGCGGCTTGAAGATCTGCACGACGGCGTCGGTCCCGTGCTCATTGTCGATTTGGCAGCGCACCGCGTACTTCGGCACGTCCAGCAGGTCGCAGATCCACTGCTGCACGGCCTTTTCGGTTCTCGTCTCGTTCCATCCCTCGGGCCAGTCGTAGGCCATGTTTGCACGCGAACGACTGTGTTTATTAGATTACTCGACGAACCAACCTCTTAGAACCAAATCCTCGATTCCATGGCTGAATATCGCGTCTTCCTTGCCGATTTTAATCTTACTTTTGAGGCCGAATCCGTAAAGCAAAGTGGCTCCATGATTTACTTCTTTTCAGATGAAGCCTCTACTTCTTCTCAAACACCAGTAAACGACGCCGTCGCCGTATTCCGAAAAGAAAGGATCGAGGGATTCGTTAACACAGAAGCCTTTCACTAGGAAAATCGTGCCATCCCCGACTTCGGGGTCTTCACCTTCCGATCCCGCTCGATGAGCTTCGGCGGGTCCATGTGCTGCAGGGCCAGCCACACGGCCCCGGCCCGCGAGATGACAAGGTCGTCGTGCTGGCCCTCCTTCGCCCCCAGTCGGCCGTCGTCCTTCACCTCGTAGTAGTCCATCTCGTCGCAGGCCAGATCAGAACGCTCCACGTACGCCTCGTCTCGTAGCGTCGCGTTGAGGGCATCCATGATCATCGACTTCGACTCCGGGCTCGTGTGAAAACCAAATTTTCTGTATGTCTCGTCGTTCTTCTTATCTCGCTCGACGGTGTGAAATAGATTCCGCTCGTACACCTCACGGATCTCGTCGAGGACGGTCAGGCTGTGTTCGGTGTCCGGCTCGATCGAGTCGTCGTTTCGCTTTCGGTTAAGGCTGTTCTTCTCGATCGCCAAAAGCGCCCCCTCGTACCAGGCGCACAGCTGCACGGCGTACCACGCCGCCAAGTCCTGGTCCATGTGGCCTCGGTACTGGGCTCCCACCTCCGGCTCCGCCCCCCAGAGCATTGGCGCGCGGTCGATGACGCTCACCACGTGGTAGTCGCCTCCCTCCCAGCGGGCGCCAATGTCCATGAACGCGCAGTAGCGTCCTCGCACCCGGTAGCGCACCAGATCCAAGAGGCCGCCATAGTCGTCCCCCGGCTGGCGCCAGACTTTGATGTCGCCCTGGTCGTGCGGCTCGAAGGACAGATCCTCCAGCGCATTTTCGCCTTTTCGCCCCAGCGCCTGCATCCGGCCGCGCTCCGGCGCCGGCTTGCAGGTCCTGCGGGCGTTCTCCACATAGTTCGGCGAAAAGACGCGGCGGCCGGTGCTCTGGAACGCTTCGTCGGCGGTCGTCGGGTACTCGGCCTTCATGCGCCACTCGGCCGAATGGCTGGGCATGTTGCCCTTGCGGTACCGGTACCACCGAATGCCCTCGATCGTAGCTCCCTGGTCCCAGAGCCACCATTCGTACTCGGCCCAGGAGCGGACGAACTGGTTGACGTCCTTGACGGCCATCGTGTAGTCCTCGATCTCGTGCCAGCCGACGAAGAAGTTCGAGTAGGGGGAGTCACCCCGCTCAGCGCTCAGGTACTCGCGGTGAAAGTAGTTGCCCACGCCCTTCGCCGTCGACTCGCGAACGCAGAGCGTGTACGACCCATCCACCAGGCCACCCTCCAGGCTCTGCGCCAGGTTTTCCGCGTTTTGATGCGTCGTCGACTTCCAGAAGCCGACCTCCGAGAGATGAAGCATGTGGTACGTGTAAGCCCGCACGGCATCCGGGTTGCGCGTCGACGCCACACCGAGGTTTGCCTCCCGCTCGGGGACGCGCTTCACCGTCGTCATGCCCTGGTACGGCTTGAAGGTGATCGACCCGAAGGCGTTCGGGTAAAAGCGCCGCAGCGTGTCGTACATGCCGCGGATATGGAGCGCCTGGCCTTGGACGTCGGCCACAATCGCAATATTCCACCCTTCCCGGCGCAGCTGCTGCACCCAGGCCATAAAGAGCTGGACGAGGGTCGAGCCGCCCCACTGACGCGCCTTCACGAGATTCCACCGCACAGGCTGGCCACTGAAGAAGTCCTCCAGGAGGGCCGCCAGGAAGCGGCGCTGCGGCGGCCGCAGGACGAAAGCCTGAAAAACCTCCTGCTCCTCGTCCTCATAGTCGACCGCAGCGCCCCAGTCGCCGTCGCTGGTGTCAAGCTCGACGTTCTCCTCATCGCCCCGCTTGACCTGGATCGTGCAGGCCGCCTCGAACCAGAACTCTGGATCGTAGAACGCACGGGCCCGGAGGAAATGCTGATAGAGGGCCGCGTGCTCAGCGTCCGAGAGGCCGTATTCCTCCTTGCACTGCTCGAAGGTGCCGGCCGCCCGGATCTTCTCCGCGAGCTCGCTCTCGTGGAACGGCTCGGGCAGGTACACTGGCGGCTCGTCGTCGGCCATCTGCAGGGGCTCCCGGCTCCCGTAGCAGCCAATGCCCCGGGCCGGGTCGTACTCGGCCGTCCACCGCGTCCACCGCTTCTCGTTCTCCACCGCCATCGCCTCAATCCGATCGGCAGACACCTCTTCGTCCGGGGCAGTATCAGCGACAGGAGCGTCCATAAAAGAAGTGTTCGCGTGCGAACGTGCCCGCCCCCCCCTCACGCGAGCAGGTACCAGGCCGCCAGGATGACGAGCGCCGATACGGCGCCGGCGAGCCGCCAGACCCAGGGCCGGGCCACGAGCGGAATTTCCCGCCGAAACCCATTCACGACGTCCCACTCCTCCCCGGTCACCGGAAAGCGGAGGGCATACACGGGCTTTTTCTCGCCTCCGATTGAAAGCCAGATTGGACGGGTGTGGCCGTCCGCTCGAACACCGTTGACGTGGTCGCAGACAAATCGCGCCACGGCCAGGGGATCATCCAGGTCGCCTATCTGCCAGTAGTCGCCCGCACGCTTGATGTAGTCAATCTGCATAACCGGTCGGTCACGATGGGTTCAGAAGCGCTCGGACCTCCGCCTCAACAATGAGCTCCTCGTCTACCTCAGCACTGAGCCGCTGAATGGCCGCCTTGTGACCGATCTCCTTCCGGAGACGGAGATACTGATGGAGGACCTCCTGATCGAAGAAGATGACGGTCTCTTCCTTCGGGACATCCGGAAAGTGGTAGAGTAGCGGGTCTGTAATCTTCGGCCGACGCGGTGTGTCGGATGCTAACTCAGAAATATCTGTCGTTCGGAGCTTGACCTGCTGCCAGCCCCACCGGCTCAAGACCACGGCGACAGGTGGCGGTGGCATTTCCTGAAGCTTCTTTGCTGCCTGGACGAAGTCGGAGAAGTTCATTAGCCTTCGAAATTTGAGTCGACGTTGGGACTGTACCCGTACTTGGAGATGAGATTCGCGAGGTCCACGTCTTCGATCGGCGGCGGACTGTCCCAGGTCAAGAGCACGAGCGGCCGCCTGTGCGTTTCGCCTGGTTCCCAGACGACGTAGCCGTCCCAAGGTAGGACCAGGTGGTAGGACACGCATGTAGTACCAGCTCTTTCCTGATGACGCTTTCGTAGACCTCCTTCAGGTGTCTGACCTCGGCCTCGTCCAGGTTCGCCACTCGCACAATTTTGTTGGTGTTGTCCCGGTACTCGTCTGGAAACAGATCACTCATTTGCTTCGCTCTCTAGCAGTTCGGGATTCTGGTGAATGTTGCCGATCACTCGAGCAATGCCATTCCAGTCGTCCAGAAGCTGAGCGCCCAACCAGTAGGATCCGCGCTCAAACTCGACTGGAATCGGCGATTGAAATTCTGGATCGTCAGCATCCAGAATATCCCCCTCGTAAATTGGCTCGTCGTCGGCGTCGTCGAGGCCGGTGTACTGCATGATGTCAACCTCGGAGCGTGGCCAGCCGTGCCCTGAGACTATCGGTCCCTCGTCAGGAGCCTGAACGTGGACATTGTTCTCCCCCACAGCCACCTTCGTAAACATTCCCTTCTCAGGGTGCCACACCCGGAAATTCTTTGTGCTTCTCATCGATCTATCGCTCTCTGATGATCCAAAACTCTCGAGGATCGCCGGCGAGGCCGTCGCCGCTTGGGTGCGGGTCGTGCACCAGGCCATTTCGTCCCCATACGACCGCGTGTCCGAAGTCGCCTCGGGGACTCTGACCGCTGGCCATCACGCGCCGCGGTAGCTCATCCCAGTTGAAGTTCTTCTCCAGCGGCTTCGAGACGTACTCGACGTCGTACCCGAGCCACTGGAGCCAGAGACGCATGGCTCGGTGCCAGTACGGCTTCCGAACATGAGCATCCTCGGGCTCCTTGGCAAAGTACTCGTCTCGATGGAACGGCGGTACGTACCGCTTCGGAATGCAGAGAGTGGCTCCCAGCGCCGTCCGTAGGCAGTCGCCCTCGCCGCCCTGGCTCACCAGGCTATCCTGCTCGGGGGCGTCGGCCGGATGCTCGGTCCAGTTCTGCGTCTTGGCCAGGCGCTTCCCGAGGAGCCGCTCTGCCCAGCGGATCGTGTTGGCCTGGCTGGTCCACTCCGGCCAGTCGTGCTCCTCCGGATTCTCAACGTCTTGCTGGCGCATAAGCTCGTTGTGCGCCTCGTTCAGGTTGCGGATTGCCTGTTCGAGGGCCCTCTCGAGCTTGTCGATGTACGGCCGCGGGTCGCTCATTGCACTTCTAACGCTAGTTGGGTCACCCATCATCTCCCGGAGTCGTGTCGATGTTGTAGCGATCGCGGAGCTCCCAGAGGCCTTTGCGACTAATTCCCAGGGCCTCCGCGGCCTCCGCGTAGGTGTCGTGAGCCCGAATGGCGCGCCGCATTTGCCAGACCCGAATCTCGTCGAGCGTGGCCGTGGCCGGCGGCAGCACGTCCACCGCGTTCAGCCGTACCCACTTGGTTTCGGAAAGCATGGCACGCTCAGTTCAGCGAAAAAGCGCGCTGGCAAAACATGAGGGGGTCGTTGTCTTCCCCGATCTGCCGCGTCACAAGCGGCGTCGGCCAGGCGTACGGAATCCATCGGGCGTCTCGGCTCCAGTCGTCCGTTTCGCTGGCACGCATGGTGACCAACAGCGCGTGGTCGCCGACCGAGTGGGCCCGGTCGAGGTCGAGATACAGCTTTTCGAGAGAGCCAGCAATAATCTCGCGGCAGGTCTCCGCCGAAAGGTACAGGCGCATTTTCTCGTACTGACCCCTCGGCAGCCAGGCCACGCGCCAGACCCATCGGACCGGCGTTCCGTAGTCCGGTCGTCGGGCCTCCAGCACTTGGTCGACCTCGTAGCGAGCCGAAATCTGCAGTTTAGGCATGGTTAAGCTTCAACTCCAGCAGCCTCCAGGAAAATTAGCGGGTGAGAAAGTCGGGAACGTCCTCCTCGCTTCGATCGGGCGGCTCGGTGTCTGGCATCTGTCGGCTCGCAAACCAGCTGTGTTGCTCGCGCGGGTCGCTGGGAAAGCCCCAGAGCAGGAGCCAGCAGAAGAAAAGCCGGCGCCACAGCGGCAGTTCGGCCGCTTCCGTCACGAACCGCCGGAAGTCGCGCCGGTGCTGGCGCCGCACGTACTGGCGCATCTTCTTGAAAAGGTCGTTGCGCCTACTCATAGAGCTCCTCGGCTGTATTGCGAAGGATCTGGGTGAGCTGATCGGACAGATCGAAGCGCCCAGCATTGTGCTCGATCGAGTCATAGATGTCCTGATCGTCGTCATGGCGCTCGCTGGCGGCCTTCCAGTCAACGAGCATCTCAACCACGTCCGCCAGCGTCATGCCGGCCACGCCGTGCTCATAGTGCTCGGGGTGATGCGAGTTGTGCGCGTAATGGTGCTCCAAGGCCGGCTCCAGCTCCTCCAAGAGCTCGTTGTACTCGTCGGTGCCGTACTCGACGTCAACGATCAGAGGAGTTCGCGAACGCGCTCGATGTGATCCAGCGTCTCCTCGTAGTACTTCATCTCGATCCCTCAGAGGGTCACATTCAGAATGTTAACGTTGAGCCCCATCTTCTCCGTCGCCGTTTCGAGGTGCGAGCGGGCGGCCGCCTGGGGATCGGCCTCGACGTCGTCGGTCATCTGGTACATCTTGTCCAGATGCTTCAGAACGTCCTGCGAGTCGTGCATCTTGATGTTCGGGTTGCCCCGCCTGTCGTAGGAGAGCTCCTTGATCGCCCCCAGGGCCCCGCGCCGGCGGGCCTTCTCCAGGTTGACCACCAGGACCTCGATCGTCACGGCCGCAAAGCAGAGGCGTCCCTGTTCCGTTTGCGCGCGAACGTTCTCCAGCGTCACGCCGTCCTCTTCCCCATCCTCGGTCGAGTGGGCGAGCTGGTGCAGGAGCTTTCGCTCCTCGGCCTCCTGAGCCGTGAGTTGAGTCACCTCGCAGCCGCCCACGCTGGCGGTGAGCTCCTCGGTGACCTTCCACTCCTCCCCCGGACGGTAGCACACGTAGTGGGTCACCTCCACCCAGTCGGCTACGTCCTCGATCGTCGTGGTGGCCTGGCGGCTCAGACGGTGGCGGACCTCCGAGCGGCTGAGTGTCTCCGCACGCGTGAGCGTGCGGATCGCGCGCTTGATATGCGGCTTCTGCAGGTTTTTGTAACCAATTGTGGTATAGGAGCTGGCGTACCCAGCCATGCGAGCCGCCTCGGTCGCGTTGCCGCGGGCCCCTCCCACATAAGCCTCCACGAATTGACGCTGTTTTCGGCTCTTGCAGTGGCTGAGCGCCTCCTCTCGCGTCTGCAGCTGCTCGACCTCCGTCGACGTCGTAGGCTCAGAAGCGACAGCCATAGCGGTGTCTGACATTGCCGGCGGCGCGTGTTACCGATCGTAACAAAGCGTGCCCGCAGTATAGGAGGCCCCCCGGACGGCAGACGCATCGACGGCGTTGCAACGACGAGAAGACGATAGAAATGGACGGTCTCGATGCACGGCTCCTGTCGCATCTGCCGTCGCGGGCCCGACATATGTTGGCGGCCGCCCCTTCACTGCACGCCCCATCGCCCTCCCGAGCGACAGCTCCGGCGGCGGTGGGGTGTTTTTTGTTGAACGACAGCTTTTGAGGGTCACTGGTCCCAGCCCGGATCGGGTTTCTGTCTGTCGTCTCAACGACAACCTTCAGAAAAGCCCCCGGCTCCTTGTCCGGGTGTTCTGAGCCAGCCAACATGATCTGACAGTCGTCGTACTTAGCAATCTCATCCAGCGTCTCCGCGCAAATCCGGACGGCGTACGGTTGGTATTGCTTTCGAAAGCGGCCGCGGATGGGTAAGTCGTAGCGCTCTTCTGCGGATGTATCACTCATGTCGCATTTTGCTCGTCGGGGTCGTGTGGCAACTCGTCGATCGTGCTTTCAGGCACCGTGCACCGAAGGTTGACCCATCCGGCCCCGTGCCCGGTCACCCTCACGTCCTGGGCGCCAATGGCCTCCAGAATTGACTGGATGCGGTACAGCTGCCGCGAGCGAACGCGGAGCGAAACGGGCTTGAGCGTAGGGGTTGGCGTGCTCATGGCGTCGTGTCAGCGAGTTCGCCGAAAAAAGCTGTCGACATCAGTGCGGGGGACGAGATCGGGCACGTTTTATCTGTTGACCTTTGGGAAGAGAACGCGCTGCTCACCGACCTCAGCGGCGAGGGTCCAGGTGTGGTTCGGCTGGCCGAAGCGCCCCTCCCGCATCTGATCGGTCTTTTCGAGAACGCCCCGCTCGGTGAGGTTTGTGAGCGCACGACGCACGGACGTAATGGGCACGCCGGGGAGGATCTTCTTCTGCACCTCGAAGGGCGTGAGGTGAGCGCCAGGGCGGTGCTCAAAGAACGTCTGCACGCGCTCCTCCTGGCTGTCGGCCTGTTCAATGCGCTCATGGAGGGCGTTTCCTTCGAGGCCGGTGGTGTTGTGGTAGGAACTACTCATTAGGTATCAGGGTCAGTTCATGCGCTCGTCGGAGATCCCGTCGCTCTCAAAGAGGCTGCTCTGCTCGCGGGCCCCGTTCAGAAACCCGACCGCTGCAACACAGACCTCGCGGAGCACGCCCCGCTCCTCCTCGGTCGGAATGGCATCGGGGGTGGCGATCGTGACGGTCGTGTCCTCGCCAGCCTTACAGGAGACCCAGTAGCGGACCTCGGAGATCATGTCTCCGACCCGGCTGAGCTTGACTGTCGTCACCCGGGCGTCCTGGAGGTCCCATTCGACATTGCCGATCACCGACTCGATGTGGTTCTTCCAGAAGGGAACCAGCCGCCTCCATGCCTGCCGGAACTCCGAGTGCGGAAGCTCCTGGAATTGATCTTTCGCCTCCTTCAGCGTGTCATCCGCCCCGAAGGCCGTGTACTCGAACGTGAGGTCGGGCAGCCCGTCCGACGGATTCTTGAACTTGATCTTGTCGAAGCTGTGGTCGGAATAGTCCATTGCTGATGGCTCATGCAGTGAGTGAAAAACGTAAGGTGAGTCCAGCGTCCTCAGCTCAGCGGCACACCAGCCACCGTGGAATGGCCCGCTCGCGCAGCTCGTTGATGCGGCGCGTGGCGGCGTTGACGTGGGTCTCTTCGACGTAGTGCAAGCACGCCCACACCGTCCGTCACGAATGGCCGGCATGGCGATCGTTCTCAGAACTGTACGACGGCACGTTCCCTAGCGCCCCCTCGACGTCGGAATGCAGCTCGTTGAGCTGGTCGAGTTCCGGTGCCTCCGGTTCGTACGTCTGGAGGTAGGCCTGTCGGCGGCCGATCATGGAGCGGATGCTCTTTAGCTCGTTCGACCGGGCCGCCGCCCCGTCGAACTCCTTGGCGGCCTCAAACTGAGACTGGAGCTGCTCGACTGTGGCTGTCGGTGCCTCGGGATCTCGGATGCCCACTTCGATCCCAATCAGGTCGAAAAACATCTCGAACTGCTCCATCCAGGCCGAGTACTCGTGCTGCTCCTCCCAGTCCATCTCCCAGCGTATGAGGCTAGTCACATTCTCCAGCGCCCCGTCGATCAGCGCCTCTCGATCGAGCTCATTTGCGTCCTCCATCCGCGCGCTCTTCAGCTCCCCACGCGAGCTCATCAGCGCCAACACAGTCGTAGAGGCGTCATCCAACAGCGGCCGAAGCTGACTCGTGACGTGCTCCTGAAGCCGATCAATGCGCTCTTTCTCCAGGTTCTCCTCTTCTAGGTTCTCTTCTTCTTGGGCCTCCTCCTTAAACTGCTCCAGGCAGTGGCAGTGGCCATTCTCCCCGTGGTGGCAGACCCAGCGGGCGGGGATGTCCTCCGGAGACATCCAGCGGTTGTGGTTCCCGTCCGAGCAGAGCTTCAGGTTCTCACATCCGGTCTCCAGCGCGTGCGCTACGGCCTCCTCGTCCTGGTCGTGGCTCGCCATGCGACTGTCATCGTCGAAGGGCAAATGATTCCCGTACTCGAGCCCAGACGCGACCTCGACGCCCAGTTCGCCCGCCCCCTTCTTTGCAGCGTGCTCCCGCCAGGCCCGGCGCTTTGCGTGCAGGCACGTCCGGTTCGGGCAGCGCAGCGCCCCATTGTGCGTAAACGCCAGCGGGCACTCGGTACAGGTCGGGCTCTTCACTTCGTCGTCGAGAACGTCCAGCTCCTCTCGGGCCACAAAATTCACGTCGGCCGGGAAGTCCTCGCCGTCGATTGCCGGCTTGTCCAGAGTCATCCGCACGGCACGGCGTACCGCCGAGGAGTCGACCTCTTCGGGGTTCTCCTCAAGATCTTCCAAAATACGCCTCAGAAAGTGACCCTTCACTGCTTCCTTCTGCTCTCCCGAGAGCTCCTCGAAAGGCACCAGCGCGCTGGCCACACGCTCGGAGACATGCCCCTCCTCGACCTTCTCCAGGGTCTCGTCCCCCAGGCAAAGAAGTCGGAGCTTATTCGACACCGTCGACCGAGCCATCCCGAGCTTCTCGGCCACCTCGGTCTGATTGAAGCCGAAATCTTCCATGCGCTGCCCGATCGCCTTCGCCTCCTCAATCGGGCTAAGGGCTTCCCGGTCATGGTTCTCTGACCAGGCCAGGTCAGCCATGGCCTCGTCGGACAGCTGCTCCAGGTACATCGGCAGGAAGCCGACGGCCAAGCCCTCCGGCAGGTCGTCCCGATCAATCGACCGAGGACTCTCCTCGTCCGGCCGCGAGGGGCGCCGGCCGTCGTCGATCCACGTCTCAAGCAGGCTCGCGGCCCGCCGGCGGTTGTGGCCGTAGGCCAGCTGAACGCGGGCCTGCTGGTCCTCGGAGAACAGGCGGTCGATCTCCGATTGCGTGGTGAGCGTCAGCTCGTCGACGTCCATCACGTCCTCCGGGCCGGTGACCAGCCGCCCCTTCGGAAGCTGCTGCAGGCCGTGGCGGAGCATCGAAAATGCAATTCCTCGGATATGCTCCGAGTCGTAATGAAGGCGCGTCTGCCACGGATTGTCGTCGATGCGGTCTAGAGAAACTTGGATGGTTCTCATGAAACCAGTGGGTTGGGTTGTGAGCGATATTTGCGCGCGAACACTCGGAGTTAGAGATCCATCTGGAGCTGTTCCTCCTCCGGGGATGCTGGCTGGAGGAAACAGGCCCCACGGACGACCTCGAAGGCCCCCGCCCAGCGCTTGCGGAGGGCCCGCTCGACATCCACGTACTCGCGGAAGGGGAGGCTGCCAACGATATCGCCATCACGGACCAGACGGGCCTGGTAGGTCGTCCGGTCAACGCGAATGACGGCTCCCTCTTCGAAGGCCTCCTCGGCGCGTCGAACGTGACGGGGCCAGTCGTTGCGGGGCGGGGGCGTGCTCATCCGTCGGCGGGATCCGTGGAAGAGTGCGAGCGACGATCTCGAGCCTCTTGCTCGGCTTCGTCGATCAGGTCCTGAAAGTTCTCTGGGGACGGGTCGCCCGAGCCGCGGCCCTCTGGCGAGTGGTCATCAGATTGGGATCTTCTCGCCGGCGTGCTTTCCTGACGAGTGTTTTCCTGACGGGTGCTCTCCTGACGAACGGCCTGCGGTAACGGATAGCCCTCCTCGACGGCCGTGACGATCCAGCCAGCCGACTGTGGCGCGCTCCGCCAGCCCTGATCGCGCTTGTGCCAGTAGTGCTTTAGCTGCAGGACGATGGCGCGTGGGTCGTGCTCCTCGACGAGGCGCTCAGCGTTTTTCTCAGAGACGCCCTCCGCCACGAGGGTTGCCACCAGGTCTTCCTTAGTGGTAAATTTTTCCTCACCACCACCCCCACCACCCTTCGGTTCGGACGGGGCGCTCGCCTGCGCGCTCGACTGCGCGCGCGGGTGGTGGTTCTTGACGGTTCCCTGGTGGTTCTTGGTGGTTCCCGTCAACTCTGGGTTGACTGTTTCTCCAAGAGCTTCTTGACTGTTTTCCTTATCAGCTTGACTGTTTTTCCCAGAGCTTCTTGACTGTTTTTCCTCGGAAAAAGGGTCAACGTGCTTGACCCTTTTCGGTGATAAACCGTCAACCTCGTTGACCCTTTTCGGTGATAAACCGTCAACGTGCTTGACCCTTTTGGCCGCCGAAATCGGCGGTCTCGGCACGGTTCGCACCCAGTAATGGGTAGATTTTCCACGTCCTCCGCCCGGGATGCGCCGAACCCATCCCTCCTCCTCAAGGCGGTCCAGGACGTTCACGAGCCCCTGCCTGGAGATGCGACACTTCTCCATCAGGGTCGGGAGATTGGGGTAGGCCATACCTCCCTCGTCTGCAAAATCGGCAAGGGCCAGAAGCACGAGAAGGTCGGTCCGTCGGTCGGGTCCGCTCTCCCAGACCTCAGACATGATTCGAATTGCCATGGGGCCAAAGGTCGATTAGTTTGCAGGTTGCGGTTCGGACGTCTGCTGAGTGCCCTGCATCACGGCGCGGATGTCGGCGCCCTTCGGGGCGTGGGCCGAGAGGATCGAGTAGGCCGCCTCCCGATAGTGCGGCGGCCACCGCCCGGCCTTCCGGGCCTCCTCCTCACAGAGCGCTTCGAGCTCATCTTCCTCGGCGGCCTCCAGCTTCTGATCCATCTGCTCCATGCGCGCGTCGAAGGCCTGATCAGTCGCATAGTCGACGATGAGGTCATTGCACCTCTCCTGGACCCAGCTGGGCTTTCCATTTTTCCACCTGGCTAGTCGCGCCAGCATGTCCGGGCGCTCGGCGAGTGACGCAGACCTCAGCTTCGCTTCCACCGTGTTGACTTTCTGCCGGTAATCGTCCTCGTCGCCGTTTTTTTGCGAAGAGGACATCGAGGCACTACCATTGGCAGGCTGAGGCGGCGCGCTCGGCGGCCCCTGCGGCTGTGGGCGGCCAGCGCCGCCGTTTTTCCCAAGGTTGACCCGGTACTTTTCCACGAAGGGCGTCGACGGGGCCAACGTCTCTAGAATCTCCTTGGGCGAGCGATTGGGGTCGTACAGCTTCGGGCGGTCGTCGCCATTGACGTAGGCGGCATAGCGGCCGGGCCACATGCCGCCTTGCTCGTCCTCCTTGAAGGTAATGTTGCATCCGGTCTCCAGGCACTCGAAACCGCGGTACTTGTAGCCCTCCCGGTCGTCGCGGGAAGACGGGACGACCATCGGCTCCGTGTCGTAGAAAAACTCGACGTGAGCCTCCAGGAAGAGCGCGTCTTTGTGAAGGTTGTAGAGCTGTCCCATCTGGTCGAGGGCGCCGCGAAGCGCGTCCGCCTCGACGGTGACCTCGGTAGGGCCAAATCTGATGCCTTGGAACTCGTACATGGCGCGGAGTTATCTGTGAGCGAAGTCGAAGCAGCCGACACCGGGCACCTGTTGAGGCAGGTCGTTTTCTCCCGGTGTTATCGCCCTTCGCCTTCAGGCTGTCGCCACTAGGCTTCGGTAGGGCTCATCAGGGCTACTGTAGGGACGCCTAAGCGCTCTTTCTCGTAGCGCTTAAGGCCGAGGTCGTCAAGGCTCTCCTCCGCTGGAGAGGTCGGCTGTTGGGTTTGGGCATGTCAGTGTCGGATTTTGTTGTTGTAGTGTCGATAGGAAGTATCAGAGCGCTTGGCGTAGCCCAAGCCCTCCTCGGCAATCTCCGCCGTCGTCCAAGGCTCCTCAGAGCGTGGCCGGCGCGCCCGGGGCTGGCCGTGCAAGAGAATCTCCGAAAGGAGCTGCACTCCCGCGGCGAGGATTCCGATCAAGAGAAAGACGGTGATGGCCTTGATAAGCGTCATGGGCCTGCCCTCCGCGCCTCGAGGACGCGTTTTTGGACGACGTGCGCGAGGTGATCCCCGAATCGGGCCTCCAGGTGGTAGAAGGGCTCGGTCCGGGTGCCGCCTCGGATGCGGCCCGTCTCGACGTTGTGGCGATCAAGCCACTTCCCCAGCGCATCCGCCTCGTTAAGGGCGCGGACCTTGTGCATCGTGCAGGTCAGGCTTGAGTGGACGAGGTAGATGTCCTGAGTGTCGCCGGGGGCGTCGCCTGTGTTGCAGGTGGAGGGAATGAGCTCGGTCTTTGTGTGGGGCGTCCGCCCACCGGCACCGTCACCGGTGGGAACACCCCTTGCGTCGCGTGCCTTTTCCATAGCAGTCACTTTGGTCTTGTGACCAGGCCTCCGCTGTCTCAAGGAGCGGGGGGCCATTTCTTTTTCGGCCGGGCCTGGTCGTCGTGAAAGGGTGTGCACCTGTCGGTGCGCGAGAGTGTCGAGCGGGCGTGGGAGTGATTACTTCCGGGCCTTCACCGCATCGAGCACCTGGTAGCCCGAAATCCAGCCTGCGGCCAGGCCCTCCTCGTAGTGCTGGATCGAGGCTTCCGTGACGTAGCTCCTCCCGCCCACCTTGATCGCCCGCAGCACGCAGTCTTCGTCCGAGGTCAGGCGCTGAATGACGCGCCGACTCGGGGCCCGATCGGCCTCCCGCGCAATTCGCTCTTCGGAGAGGTCCGTCGGGCGATGGCCCGTTACCAGCCGAATGCCGACGTCGCAGAAGCGCACTTCCGTTTCGCCAATCTCCAGCGTCCGCTCGGTCATCGAATACTTGTGCTGCTTCGGAATCGTCGGAGACTGCTGCCGGAGCATCTGCTTGACCGTGGCAAGATCGTCCTCGAGGCGTTCGAGGGTCGACTGGCGCACCAGGACAGCGTCCTCCGCCGGGGGCTCTGATGGTCCGCCCTCCCGACGAGGAGCCTCCCCGCTATGTGGGCTCAGGTCCTCCATCGCGCTCTCAGAGACAGGTAAGCGTTTGCGCGCGAACGGTCGAGGCTACGCCTCGTCATCGAGGCGGTCGATAATGAAGCGCATGTCCTCGACGTAAGAGCGCATGAGTTCCTCCATCGCTTCCGCGTACAGCTTCGGCGGTACCAGCTTCCGATTGAGGGCCTTGCTCAGCGTGTAATCCTTCAGGTCGTGTTGATCGCAGAACTCGCGCTGCGACCATCCCCCCGCACTCAGCGCCGCCCGAAAAAGGTTGATCTGCTCGTCAGAAAGCAGTTCGTGAATGGAGATCGACAGCACGTCAGAGTCGGCCATGGTTGTCATTGTGCTTGACATGCAATAGATTTGGGCAATCCAGTTGACAAGGGAACCGTCCTCAGTGCAACGATAAACAAAACGTTGCCCAATGTCAAGCGATAATTTATCTGATCGGTTACGTGCGGCCCGAGAACACGCACGGTTGACTCAGGCGCAGCTTGGGGAGGAGCTTGGACAGTCCAAACAGTCCGTCTCCGGCTATGAGACCGGACGGACGGAACCGAGCAGGGAGAAGCTGCAGCAGATCGCTGAGTTGACAGAAGTCAACAAATCGTGGTTGTTCACAGGCGAGGGAGACATGACGGCTCCTAAATCCGTCGCGGACGGGGGGCGCGAGTACGAGGTGGGGCCCGATGCAATTGAGTTGAAGGTCTTCCGGGACATCCGTCCGTCGGCGGGCAACGGGAAAGTGACCTACGAGGTCGAGGAGTTAAATCCAGATACCCTCGTGCAGTCGAAACGGTTGTTTCGAGACCTACTCGGCTTTTACCCTCCCAAGGACATGCGGGGGATTTATATCGATGGGGATAGCATGGCCACCACCGAGGGCCCGTACGAGGATGGCCAGCTCGTCCTGTACCGCCCGGTGGAGCAGCTGCAGGGCGGAGAGCGATATCTCCTTCTCGTTGAAGACGTGTCTACGGGAGATTGGCGACTCCTTTTTAAGCGTGTGCAGGTCTACGCTGGCGGCGGCATCAAGATCATTTCAGACAACAAGGCGGCCGGTCTCGAAGATGAAACCTTGCTTCCCAATGACGAGGGACAGCTCGTTCACCAAACCACGGGCGTACCCGTTCAGATGCGTACTGTTGGCCGCGTCCTCTGGCCCGATCCCAACCAGGCCGCTGACGAGGTGACCGTCATTACCCGCACGATCGAACGACTCGTTAATATGGGCATGATATCCTCCTAGTCCAATGTATGCACGCAAAAACCCTATCTTGGTGTCAATCCTAGTCCTTGCTCTTTTGGTGCTTGCATGGACGCACAGATATGAGTACTACACCGGAAGTGGAGTTCGACTGGTTCGGGTGGATAGGATCACAGGTGAGGCAAAGGTGCTTCAGAATTATCAAGAAACTGCAGGTGATGCACCTCAACCCTTCTGGATAACTGTCAAAGATAGGCCTCCAGATGGTGTTGAAATACCCAGCTCTAACTTAAATTATGGTAACCCAAAAGATAGAATTGATAAATACTTGAATAACCTCCCTAAACCATGATTTTCTTTCGATTACTTACCTTATTTATTGGCCTGTCTTTTTGTCTTGTCTTAAGTGGCTGCCAGTCTTCATTACGATCGAACGACTCGTCAATATGGGCATGATCTCCAGTTCCAACGTAGATATTCCACCCCTTCCCCACGATTAGCGACTCACAAACCAAGCAGTGAAGGGATGTCACGTCGCAACGCAAGCTTCAACCTCTTTCAGCGAGACAGCGGTCGCTGGTACGCCCTCATCTATGACCCGAGTCGGCACCCCAACCAGATCCAGCGCACGCTCCGAACGACTGAAAAGAGCGTCGCCCGAAAAAAGCTTGTCGACTGGGAGCGAGCCTATGCCGACGGCACCTTCGACCCGTGGACGGACAACCAGAGCAAGGACCTCATCGTCCACGAGGCGCTCGGGCGGTACAAGAACGCCCGCGAAGAAGCTGGCGACTCTGAGCACACCCTTCGAACGCGCGGCTCCCGCCTTGACCAGTTTGCCGAGTGGGTTCAGGAAGGTCTCCCCCTGAAGGCATTAGACGCCGAGCAGATCAATGCCTTCATGGGCCAGATCCCCGGTCGCTTCAATGACGAGCCCTCGATTCATACCCTCGAAACCTACTACAACACCCTCTCGGGCTTCTTCTCCTGGTGCGCAGAGCAAGGCCACATCGGGGAGAGCCCCATGAAGAGCCTGTCCCGACCGCGGGCCCCGTCAGACAGCTTCACCGTGCTCGACGTCTCCGAGCTGCAAGAGATACGCCGCGTTATCATTGCCGAGACCACGCCCAACCCGCCGGGGCAAAATGCCAACCGGAAGCGCCTGCGCCGCTTCATGCTGGGCCTGGCCGACGTGGCCGTCGCGTCCATGATGCGGATCGGGGAACTTTGCTCCATTCGTTGGAGCCAGGTGCGCCTCCAGAGCACTGAAGAAATGACTGCCTACGTCCGCGTGGAAAACTACACCGAGGACGAGGTCGAAGACGGATCCGACGGCTTCACCGCCAAGACCCGCACGTCAACGAACCGTTCGATCTTCCTCCCTCCCCGAGGGGCCTACGTCTTCTACAAGCTCTACGAGCGCTACAAAGAAGACAATGACGAACCGCCCCCCTTCGATCGAATCGTCTTCCGGTCCGCCATGGGGAAACCGCTCATCCCCCAGACCGCCTCGAAGCTCTGGGCCCACTACGTCGGCGAGGCCAATGTCGGCCGCCGCGTCCGCTTTCATGACCTGCGGCACACCGGAATCTCTTGGGCCCTAAACGACCTCGGCATGCCCGTGAGCCACGTTCAGGAAATGGCCGGCCACGCTACGGCCGACCGCACCTTAAGCTACAAAATCAGCGGCGAGCGCTCGATGCGCGACGCCTACCGGCGCGTCAGCGGCCGAGCCCCGACCGGAGAAACACCCACCCACGAAGAGGTGACTCAGTTTTTGTGGATGGACGGCGACTGGACAGACGATTTCAAGCGTTCCCTCCGCTTCACCCCCACCTACACGAGCAGGTCCAAAAAGGAAATGCACTCGGGCTGATGACCGGTTGCTGCGCGCAATGTGGCTTCAATATTTGGCGGCCACACCTGGCATGACGTGACCACATTTGACACAGAGATCTCCAGTCTGATCAAGCCCAGCCGCCTCAGAGGCCCATTTTCGGGGACCAAACGGCCCTTCGCTCGATTCCAAAACCCTCTACGTCGACTATTCCGGACAGCTCCAGAAGGCGCAGATGGACTCG